ACGCGGCCAAGGCGGCCAAGGAAGCGGCCGAATAAGGCCACTCAGTTTGAACGTAAAAAGGAACGGCGCGCATGGTTGAAGATGACGACTTGCGCGCCGTTTTTTTTGACCCGGATGACTTCGCGGAAGAGGTCACCGTCAAGCCCCCAACCGGCGACCCCTACACCGTCATGGCAATCTTTGACACGCGGCCGGTCATCAACCCGGTGGCGCTGGCGAAAGCCCAAGTGGGCTTCAAGGACGGCATGAGCAACAACGGCAACTCCCCGCAATTCCGTTGCCGCACGAGCGACGTGCCCAACTTGAAGAGTGGCCCGGGCACGCTCGTGGAGGCCCGCGGCCGTGATTATGCCGTGTGGGATGTTCAGCCGGACGGCACGGGCATGTCCCTCATCATCCTCAAGGTGGCGTGATGCACCAACGGCGCGTTCTTCGTGACTTCGCGGCCGCGCGCATTGCGGCCGGGGTTGCGGCTTTCGGGCTCGAAAGCGAGCCGACAATCCAAGATGACAACCCGGCGGTTGGCGATTCGCGCGTCTATCGGAGCCGCGAGGCGCCCGCGAACTTCGAGTCCATCCTCAAAGATGGCCCGATGGTCAACATTTACGCCCGCAAGGACCACATCAAGGCGGAGGACTATCCGAAGAGCGGCTTTGACAGCGGCGTGAGGCGCACGCTTGAATTGGCGGTGGAAATCACCGCCATGGGCGTGTGGGCGGTTGACGATAAGCTGGACGCGCTCGCGGAAAGCATTGAAACGCTCATGGAGCAAGATTTTGAGGTCCCGGGGCTCCCGAGCGCGGAGTTTCGGCTCACCTCCACGGACATCGACTCGTCCGATGCGTTTGACCAGCCGCTTGGTGGCGCTCTCATGCTCTATGAGGTCAGCTATTGGCGGCCGTATCGCACGGACACCTCCGAAGAAAATAAGATTTGCGAGGTGTATGCAAGGGGGCCGGACGGCATCGTTGCCCAAGTGGGCGAGTGCGACGGCGTGTGCGAGCCCGGGCCGGTCTAATGCTCCAATTCGAGCGCACCCGCCACGGCATCGCGGGCTTCGCCGCCTCCGATACGGAGCGGCGCCACGCTGGCGCCATTGAGTTCGGCAAGGTCCACGAGGCCGACTATGACAAGCGCCGCCTCAAGGTGCTCATCGGGGATGAGGACGATGAGGACGGCCACCTCATCACCGGGTGGCTCCCAATGCCGGGGCTCCGCGCGCAAAATGACTTCGATTGGCACCCGCTTGAGGTTGGCGAGCGCGTTGCCGTGCTCAGCGCCTCCGGCGAGACGCAAAACGGGCTCGTGCTCCCGGCCGGTATCTTCTGCGATGACAACCCGGCGCCCGGCGACAAGGCGGGCCTTTGGATTCGGCTTTTTCAGGACGGCGGCAAACTCACCTATGACCGGGACTCCGGCGAGTGGCTGTTGCTCGGCATGTCCAAAATCACGCTTCAAGTGGGCGGGTGCAAGCTGGAAATCACCGATTCCGGCTTCGCCTTCTCCGGTGGAACCATCACGCATGATGGCGTCAACATCGGCAAGGACCATGTGCACACGAACGTTGACCCCGGCGCCGGAGTCTCAGGCCCGCCGCAACCATAGCGATTGAACCGCGCCCGCCACGCTTGCGCGCTCGCGGCATAGTGCAACCATGGCCGGACTGAATCGCATCACGGGCCAGCTTTTGGACGGCTGGGCTCACGTTGAGCAATCGCTCAACGTGCTCATCACCACGAGCCTTGGCTCGCGGGTGGAGCGCCGGGACATCGGCTCGCGGCTCCCGCGCCTCGTGGACTCGCCAATCTCGGCTCACACGCTTGTGGACTTCTATGCGGCCACCGCCGGGGTCATTGACAAGTGGGAGCCCCGCTTCCGCCTGACTCGCGTCACGATGGCTGAGCCCGAAAACGGCCACCTCAGCATCGTGGCGGAGGGCATCTATTTCCCGCGCGGCCACCTTGGCGACTTCTCCATCCAAGAGCCGAAAACCGTGAGTGTTTCGCTATGACCCTTCGCTTTGCCTCTGACATGCTGGACCTCTCGCGCCTTCCCTCGCCGGAGGTCATCAAGGGCGTGGATTATGAGCAAATCCTCACGGAGCGCCTTGTTGACCTCAAGGCGCGCTTCGCGGCCATCGGAATCGAACTGGACACCCTCAACCTTGAGAGTGAGCCCGCGGCAATCCTTGAGCAAGCGGACGCCTTCCGCGAGGCATTGACCAAGGCCGCCATCAACGACGCGGCGCGGGCGGTCATGCTGGCCTTCGCCACCGGCGCGGACCTTGAGCACCTTGGCGCCTTCTTTGGCGTCCAGCGGCTCACCGTCACGGAGGCGACGGCCGATGCGCCCGCCATCATGGAAGATGACGCCAGCCTTCGCCAGCGCATCCAACTCGCGCCCGAAGCCCTGCCCTATGCCGGACTCACCGGCGGCGGCTATCGTTCGCTCGCGCTGAAAACGGCACCTTCGCTCAAGGACGTGCAACCGCTCAAGCGGCCGGGCGGCCAAGTGGACGTTGTGCTCTTGGGCCGCGACGGCTCCGGCGTGGTCCCGGCGGCCGTTGTGGACGCGGTTTACACCGCTTTTCAGGATGACGCCTCCACCCAACTCACGGACATCGTGACGGTCCGCTCCGCGTCCATCACGAACTATTCGGCCACCATCAACCTCAAGGTCCGCCGCGGCCCGGACCCGGCAATCATTCGCGCCAGCGCGGAGAAGGCGGTGCGCGCCTACGCGACGGACCGCCACCGCATCGGGCTCGTGGTCTATGCTAACATGCTGATGGCGGCCGCCGCCGTTGGCGGCGTGGAAGAGGTCACCATTGACATTGGCGACGTGGACCCCGGGGAGTCAGGCGCCGCGTGGCTCGACTCCCTCACCATCACGAGTGAGGTGGTTGGGTGACGGAGCCCGCGCTTCTCCCGAACAACCGGACTCCGCTTGAGGCCGCGCTTGAAGGCGCGAACGCCGCGCGCTTCCCGCTACCCACGGAACTCGTGGCGTCCGTGTGGAATCCCGACACATGCCCGGCCGACTTGTTGCCCTATCTCGCGTGGGGCCTCTCCGTGGACCTTTGGGATAACAATTGGCAGGAGGCGACCAAGCGCGAGGTGTGCCGGAAGGCGCTGGCGCTCCACCGGCTGAAAACCACCCCGGCGGGTATCAAGGCGCACGTCAAAGTGGCGGGCGCCGAAGTGCTCAAGATTGTCCGCCCGCCCGCGCGCGAGTTCCGCCGGGGCGCGATGACGGACGCCCAGCGCGCCGCATGGCTGGATAGCTTGCCGCAAGTGCGCATCTACCCGTTTTCAGAGGTCCCCAACCCGCCCCTTGCCCGCTCGTTTTTCAGCGGACCGGGCGGCAAGCAATTCTTCGGTTACCGGGACTCCGATGTGGAGTTGGACATCACGGACGAAGATGGCAACCCGCTCGGCGGCACGAGCATGGCGGCCGAAACGAGCGACACGCCGCCAAGGCCGCTCAAGTTCCTCCGCACGTCGCGCGGCTTCTTCCTCCGCGGCCGCCGCGCCACCTTCTATGACCAAGGCGTTGAGGTCCCCATCACTTACGGCACAACCGATGACGCCGAAGTGGAGCGCGTCTATTTGCGCCGCACCGCGCCCAACCGCATGTTCTTCGGTAGCAGCTTCATCGGGCACGGCTGGGTCCGCGCAACGGCCGCGGAAACCAACACCATCACGGTTCAATTCAGCGATGACGTGTTGCCGTTCCCCGTGCCGCCCAGCATGGACCCGGTAAACGTGCGGCCCCAGCGCATTGCGCAAGGCCGCACGGCGCCACTCGGGCGCGGCTTCCTACTCAAGCGCAAGCGCTTCGGCGGCTTCATGAAGGCGAGCCACGGCCCGCTCATGATTTATGACCGCGTGGCGCTCAACGACCCGACGCGCACCGGCAAGATGCGCAAGGTGCGGTCATTCCACGGTCGCGGCCGCTACGGAATCGACGCCTTCACGGCGGAACTCCAAATCTGCGTTCCGATGCAGCGCAAGCGGCGCACCGCGGGGCGCTGGCACGGCGCCGGATACCGCAAGAGCGCGGACATGACGCCGCTTTGGAGGGCTATTGAAGCGGTCCGTGTCTCAAAAGCTTTTCGGGATACGGTCCACATCAACACCACCACGAAGAGCGTGGTCAAGTTCGGTAGCGGGCTCACCTTCGGGGAGTTCGTCTTTGGGCAAATCAAAGAGGTGAACTAGATGGAAAGCCTTGTCATTTTTCAAGACGGCATGGACAATGACCCGGCCGACTTCAACGACCTTCAAGATTACGCCCAGCGCTCACTTGACCACATCGTGGGCGATGCGGTCACCAACGAGCGCAAGTTTGCGGGCTTCAACGCCACGAGCGACTCCGCCGTCAATCTGACCGTCCAGCCGGGGCGCTATTACAGCGGCGGCAAGGTCTATAACGGCGCCGACCTTTTCACTTATGACTTCACCACGAAGCTTCCCGCCGCGAC